TCAAAGGAAAGGCCGGTACCAATCGTGAAAGGCTTGTAGGTATTTGTAGTATTGTCGAAACCGAAAAGCACATGGGCCGCGGGATCAGCGGGCAGCAATAAAACATCACCGGGGTCAACCCCTTGATAAGTCCATGTGCCTGTCCCGGTGGTGCCGACCGTAAAAAGCCCACCGTTTTCGGTCGGGTAACCGGTCTGCCAGCGGATACCCCAATTTTGCGTAAAGTCGGAGGAGAAGATGTCGAAGCGATAGACGTTCTCCGCGACGTTGGTATACCAGCGCGCCGTGCCGAGTGTCGTTCCAGCGACGCCAAGGACGAGGCCCCCTGCGCCGGTCAGCGTCAAATCAGCAATGGACAGGCTGGAGTCCGCGATAGAGCCGTCACCATCAGGGTCTATGGTTCCCATGAGGTAGTCTATAACGGCATTTTGAGATGGTGCGTGTGTGGTATCTCCGTTGGCATTGGCCGCTGTCAAAGCTTCGTCCTGAACCTCGACGGCAGCGCCCGCGAATGTAGTAGCAAGGTCGGCAGGACTCCATACACGCGAAGCAGTTTCAGTACCAGCGCCAAGTTCTGCTACAGTTCCTTTAGGTGGGGGCGGCGGCACAGGAGGCGCTCCGGTATCCTCCAAATTATACTTTAGCCCAACACAGCCAAACATCATGAAAGCCATTGCAGCAACGATTATTTTCTTCAGCATGTCGTTTCCTTTTTTACAATAATGCTATTAACTATATACCAAATAATTGCCTTAAAAGCAATGGCTTAGTCTAAAAAAGTACTATCATTCTTCTTCATCAGCCTTCATGTGCCAATACATTATCTTGCCTATAAATGTTAGCGACTCTAATGTCTTTGGTACGCCAACTTCCTTACTGAGCAAATCTTTTGACAGAGAGTCAATAAACTTGAATGGCGGCAGTATCTGTTTGGCCAAAGCAGTACCGAAGCCCTCCCTACGAACTTGCCATGTTATGAAGCGAGAGGCACCCGCAAGACGCCACAATGTATCGAATACCTGATCCTTAAAGGATGTCTTCCTTCTCAAGATAAAGTCTTTAAGTTCATTGGCTCCACCATTGGCCAAAGCAAGCAGCATAGCTAGTTTAGCCAAGTTCTGGATAGCCTGTATCTTTTCAGACCTATCACCATTTTTAAGTTTGTTATAAACTTCGTTGCGGTAAACATCCCACTGCTTCAGTGTATATGTCTTGAGCATATAAAATACCCTGCCGTTACCAGCGGTAAGGTATTTCTGCGGCATCTCAGAAAGAGCCATCGGTTGAAAGTCAAGCACACGACTGTATACGAGAAGTTTTATGTTGTCGCTTACGGCCCCGTCTTGCAGTTCCTTAATTACGCTATTTGTTTCCTTGCCAAAGATAGGCGATAGTTCGTCCCTTAATTTAGCGTCGTTATTCTTAGCGCGTTTCTGGTATTTCTCAAGAGAGTTTGCTATCAGTGTTTCTTTAGCCAATGAGTCCATCTTGGTCAGGCCGGTCCATTTGAAAACAAAGTTTACAGCCTTGCTTACCGTACTGGCATCAGCAAACTCCTGGGCGATACGGTCCATGCCGATGTCTTCTTTGGTGATTTTAGATTTACCAGTAAGCGCCTTGCCAAAGTTCTTTGCGGTCTTAATCATCCCGCCTTCGTAAGCGGCCCACGCAAAGTCGCCAATCTGAGTAAGGGCAGATGATATACTGCCCATCGTGTCTATATATTCTATGTTTTTGTAGGTTTGCCAGCCGCCTTGTGTACCTCTTTCGTGGAATCTTGCATTGAGAATTTCATTAACAGTAGCTTCGTCGCTTCCCTCAATTACTCCAGCGTCCATCAACTCCATTATGTATGTGCCAATATTCTGAGTGTAATCACGCTGATACTTATAGTTTTCTATTATTTCCTTATACTCTTTAATGTCGTCACGTAACTCTGCGGCCCTCTTAGAATCTGTTGCCTGTTGTAATTTTGTTTCCGCAAGAGCAAGCCTTCTCTTGGCGTCGGAAACTTTCTCTGGAACCTTTCCAAAAAATTGACGCGCCTCTATGTTCTTCCGCATCGAGTGGATATAAGCCACAAGCGCAGCATCAGAATCCATATAAAAGCGGTTCCATTCAGGCGGTATTTCTTTTATCTTTCTTGCTTTAGTTGGGCCAACACCGCCGATACCGGAAAACCCACCGGCTACCATATTTGAAATTATGTCGGCTTTCTGGTCATCAGACATTTGCGATACTGTGATGCCACGTTCGGCAGCGCGTTGCTTTAAAGCCCTTGAGTATATATCCCAATCCTTACTCTTATAGACTTCCTTCAAGAATCCTTTTTTGTTTTTAAGAACCCTTGGAGCGTAATCTTGAATATAACCTATATCCAGACCGACATCTTCGGCTTCGTTGTATAGCCTATCTAAAACTTCGCGGTATTCCTTATACTCGTTGCCAAGGTCGTACTTCTCAATAAGTTCCTCTATCTTATCCTTATAAGAATTTTTACGAGCAAAGTCCCAATCAGCATAGTCGCGGCGTGACATGCGCTGTTTGGCTTTATCTAAGAGTGGCTTGAGTTTTACGAGGTCATTCTTAGACTTTGTACCAATATCAAAATCAAGTTTCCGTACTTTGGCTTTCAGTTCTTGGCTGATATTACCTAACCGTGTAGACACAGAACCTAATAGTTTATCTGCGCCTTCAGCGATTTCAGAAATAACTTCCTTCAAGTCAGTAAACGCCCTTGACTTAGACCGGACATTGATAGCGCGGTTTCTTGCGAATACATCGTCTTCAGGTTCGGATTTTGTTTCGGCTTTCGGTTTAGCTTTGGTTATTTTGAATTGCTTATCAGCCTCTTCCTTCCCGTAGTATTCTGCTACGAAGTCGTAGGCTTCTTGGTCAAATTCATCGTCCATTCCTATTCTGATTTCGCCACGCTCGTTGCGAATGTCAGGCATCGAATCCCAAAGCGCCTTCATAGCGCCTTTGATTTTATCCCAAACGTCAGCAAACTTAGACTTCATTTTTTTTAGGAAGTCGCTGTATTTCTGGATGCCCTTATTCTTTAACTCTATGCCGTAGTTTAGTATGTCGGTGGCTATTTGGCTTGAGCCGGTATTGTTGGTTAGTCGGTCTTTGGCGGCTTGGAGTTCTTTGCTAAGTGCGGATTGTTTATCACCATCAGCTTCGGCCTGTACCCCTCCGGTAGCAGGCGCTTCAGGCGTTCCACTTCTGCGGCCACTATCTTCAGCCGCTCTAATATCTGCCTCAGTTCCTCCTGCATCACGCGCCTGTTGCTTTAGGGTGGATAGTTCCCCTAATTTGTTATCATATTGTTGGGCTATGTCAACGCCCTTAGATTTGCCATCCTCAAGCATCTGGTCCGGTGTGCGCTTATCCCTTTGCAAAGGATGTTCACCACGCGATGCCTCAAGCGCCTCACGGTACAACTGACCAGCGAAAGCGTTGTTGGTACGGTCTACGCTGAAATCCTTGGCAGCTTTATATTCCGCTTCCTTAGCCACCGTTTCTGTTCTGAGCCGTTCAAGTTCGGATACTTGTTCAGGGGTGGCTTGTTCGCCAAAGGCCACGGCTTCGTTGGTGGTTTTGAATTGCGGGATAGCCTGTTCAGTTTTAGCCGCTGTTCCATTTTCCTGAACGGGTGCGGTTTCTTGAACAGGAATAGGCGCTTGTTTGGGAACTTGCAGGTCTGGATAATTTCCCATCACTTCAGGAGGTACGGGCTTACCATCCGATAACGCTTTCTCTATAATTTTGCGGTGTGCGCTATCAAACTGCCGCTGCATCTCCAAACTAATATCATCGCCGGGCTTAACCTTAGCTTTCTTGTAGCGCTCGCCAAGAACCGTGGGCTTAGTACCCATCCATTCATTATTGGCTGTGGCAACAAACTCATCCCGCGTCATCTGCCACGGTTCTTTAGAAATATGCTCTGGTTTCTTGATGTCTCTAAAACCTGCACGTTTTTCCTGAATTTGCAGTCTCTTTAACTCAACATCTGCCGCCTCCCAAACATCGTCAATGTTTTCAGCGGAAACCCCCTCAATGCCAACCCTATCAATTATGTCTGCTTTTTCATTATCTGGCAGATTCATTCTGTCCATAGAAGCGTATATCTCTTTAACCATCCCGGCTAAATCTTCTATGTCAGACTTTTGTATAGCCTTTGAAGCGGAGATACTTGAAGCGGCATTATCTCTTCTTCTTGACAACTGGATAGAGTCACCTAAAACTAATTTCTTTAGGTCAGCATAAGTACCATCATATGGGAGCGTAAACGTCTTACCGTTTTGCGATTTCCATATTGACGCATTACTTGTATTGGTATCATCCCATGCGACACCTAACTTATCCATCTTAGCCAGCAGCGACATTATTCCTGGTGTGTTTGCTTCGTCATCAGGGCTTTCAACCATATCCGCAATGTCATCTTGAATAGGCGCGGCCTCGGCTACGGAAGGGGGAGTGGCAGGGGGGGGCGCCGTAGCTGTACCGCGCACATCTTCAGCCCATCGTCCTGTTTCTTTCATCTGAGAAAAATCAGGACGAGTTAGCGACTTAGTACGTTCAGCTTCTTTTAGTTTGCGTTGCGCCTCAACAGCAAGGACTTCAGGTTTCTCAAATTTTCTCTGTTCAGATTTAGCTTGACGTTCTGCCGCTGAAGGGTCTTGTTTTGGAAGGATCAGGTCAATGGCCTTGTCCTGTTCTGTTTCAGACAGCGTATCCCAAATTTGAGACAGAGCTGAAAAAATACGCTTTTGGCGAGTACGCTGCTCGGCAATTTCCTCTGGAGTTTGGTCTATTTCAGACTTGCCAATATCAGGTGTGGGAGGCGCTTCTTCCAGAACGGCATCAGAGATATTTTCAAGTTTAGGCGCTGCTTTCTGCTCACCAAAGGATTGCTTAACCTTTTCAACTTCTTCAGACATTCGCTCGTCGCGGCTAATAGCGTCAATCGCGGCTTGCTGTTTTTGCTGAGATTCTGCAACCCTGTCCTTGGCATCAAGGATTTCTTGGTTCTTGCGGCGTCGTTCTGCGGATTCTGCCAGTACCGCATCCATTTGCTGCTGGTCTGCATCACGCCTTGCACGTTCCGATGCTTCCTGTTGCGATGTCTTAAATTCAGACTCAACCGCTGCGAGTTCTTCAGGAGTTTGAGCCGGGAACGAGAACGGAGTTTCTTTAGGTTTATATGCAGCAATAGCAGCGTCTATGTCGGCCTGAACATTGGGCGGCATCTTGGCGCGGATTGCTTGTAGTTTTTCTACTGTTGTCTTGCCGGATTCAAGGTCTGTGGTGAAGCGGGATTTGGTTTCTGGCTGAACGTCAGTCTTAGTTTCTGTCGCCTCAGTTCCTGAAACAACGCTACCGCCAGCACCAGTTAACCCGGCTACAGGCATGACCGACACGGCTTCTTTCAGAGAATCGGCGAACATCTTGGCGACGTTCTCTGGCATCTCTTGGCCGGTCATCATCTTAGCGCCAATCTTGGCCATAACCTCGGCTGGTTCTTCACCGCCTTCCGTGAATGACTCAATAAGACCTGTTATGCCAGCACGTTTAACTCTATTCAGAAAGCCGGGTGCAGCTTTGCCAAGTATGTTGAAGTTGGAAACAGAGTTCAGGCCAGCACTAAACAGCGCCATCTGCTCTGCGGCTCTTGCTGCTTCCTCCTCGTTTCCAGTTTCTTTTAATACAGTCTTGTAGGTCTGAGCACCCTCTAACGAACCACCAACAGTACCACCAGTTACAGACGCGCCAAGACGAGCAAAAGACTTAACCGCTGTCGGTGTCATCTTCATAGCTTTGCCAGCAACCGAGATGGTCTTGTAGGCTCCAGCAGAAGGGACTATGGTAGCAGCGAATGATGGCACCATATCGAACGTGTTGTATACCCACCATTCAGGAGACTTCAGAAGTTTAGGATTATCCCATACCGTCTTATTGGCGATAGTCTCGGGTGGCCCGAATTTCTTTGCAGCGCCACTCCAATACTCAGCAGTTGTTTTGCCAACATCCGAAACCGCTTCGCCAATAGCGGTCTTAACCGGCCCCGGCTTCTCAATGGTAGGTGCCTGTCCAGAACTAAACTCAAACTCTTGCTTCAGTATGCGTTCGGCTTCTGGTCGTGATATCTCGCCACGGTCAAAGGCATCGCCCACTTCTTCGCGTGTCCTATAGCCTACCGCATCATCTGCGAAAGGGCTTTTGCCACTTGCCATCCTACCCTTGGCGTGGTCTACAGCTTTTTGTACTATGTCATCTGTCGCCCTTTTACCAGAAAGCAAGTAATCAACTTCGTCTTTAGAAAGCGTTGGGACCAGTAGCGGGATTTCTGTTTCTTTTCCATTAAAACTTACACCGATAGAAAGTTCAGTGGAAACTCCACCATCAGGGCGCTTTAGTTCGCCTAAGAAACCTCTGCCTTTTGGCGTTCCGTCTTTGCGCTTATCGTATATCCCGGCACGCTTCGGAGAAAGATTAGTCTCAACCCATTTGCGTTGTTCTTCGGTTACATTCTTTACGCTTGGATCGCCAGATAGTATCCTTGCAGCGATTGTCTCCTTAACATCTTGCTCGTTTTTGCTGTAATCCTTGAACGCTTCTTTCTGCTCTGGTGTTATCTTGAAATCAGGGCGCGTACCACCATTACGCATCCAAGCCCTTGCGCGTTCATTGGTCAGTACTGACTGCCGCTCAGTGTCAGATAGTTTATTAAACGGATTCAGTATGACAGAATTATCCTCTGTAGCCATGCCCGCCACATTAGGATTCTCAAAGAAATAGTTCTGTTCGGATTGATACGGCTTACGCTCTTTAATTTCGCTCATCGGATGGTATCCGGTTGGTTCAGACTGAGCATACTGATTCTTATTAGCGTAGTCCCGCTGGAACTCTTGCTCTATACCTTTACCGGCCATTCTGTTACCGGCGTACTCAAGCCCTGTACCAAGTGATTCACCAAGACCTAATGTGCCATGAGCAAGCGCTTTGCCAGCCGTAACAGGCAAAGACTGATGTTTTGCTTCAGGCCTAAACTCCCTAACCATATCCTCAAAACCGTTAAGCGCATCAGTCCTGTCTTCCTCGCCAAGCGCCTGATAACTCGGAGATGAAGCTACGTTAGCGTCAAACCATCCGAGACGAGCGTGTGCCTTGTCTTCGTCAGATAGTTTGGAATATTCAGGATTACTTAAAAGTGCATTAATGCTCGGCACTAACGACTCCTTAGTTTTTTGCCACGTTCGATTAGGCTACCAATGTCTACGCCGCTATCTGAGGTGGGCGAGTTCTGGCCAGCACCGTCCTCAGTGTAAGTAACGCCACTCTCTTTGCCATCCCAAGTAGACGGGCTGAATATTGAAACCTCTGCCTGTATTTCAGCCTCTTTCTTGGTAAGTGGCGGCTTGTTTATAGACTTACGGATTGAATTAATCTGGTCAAGATATTCAGGCGGTATTTCCTTGCCGGGTTTCCAACCTATTCCTTTCTTGGGGTCTTTCATAGAGTCATAGATTTTCCTGATTTCTGACATTGCAGTTATTTCAGTCTTAGCCTTTTTGTCTTCAGGAGATGCACCGCCTCCACCAGCACCTCCAGTTTCCTTCCTAATCTGAGCAGCATCAGCCTTAATCTGGTCGCCTGTCTTGTGGCCCGGTGGCAATACAAGGTCTTCGCCAGCATTGACCCATTTGCGGTATGGTGTGTTTTTTTCGTCGTAGAAGGTTTGGTGGGAACCTTGGAGTTTGCCATCTGTTTCTTCAGCCAACGCGCTCACTAAGGCATACGCCTCTTTAGCTTTAGCAGAATCATATTTTTCAGGAGTATCTGATATAACTCTCTGCATAAAAGGCGTATTCGCAAATGGCGTTTTTGAAATGTGGCCAACTACACCCCGGTATGTCTGGAAAGCCTCTTCACTGTCCTCTTCTATTACTGGCTTTAATGCCTTAAGAATCATCTTGGCCTGAGAACCCATCAGCTTCATCTGAGACTCTTCATCATATTTTTTTTCAGCAAGGGTAGCCCGCCTATCAGCAAGATTTTGCTGTTTTTCTTGAAACTGTATACCTCTATCAGCAAGAGCATTACGAGCAGCAAACTCTGCCTTTTCTTGCCTAATACGAGCAGCGTTCATTAGGGCATTAACGCCCTGAGAGGCATCTGGTCTGACATAAAAAGCGCTGTAATCTACCATGAACTATTCCTTTATCCTGCGTCCGTCCAGCCAACCCTTGGCAATTCCCTCATTGACTATATTAGAAGTTACAATGTTTTCTATTGTACCTGATTTTGCTTTATAAAATGGTGGGCATGAAATGTCTAAAATGTCTACGTTATAGACATCATACCAACAACAAAGCATATAGATTACTTTGTCAATCTGCATGTTGAAAAATCTTGCTTTGTTTTGTCTCCACCATACAGGAACCGCGCCATGCTGTTTTAGCCTAGATACCATATCCGAGCAAAAAAGTTCAGGGACTTCCTTGCGCTCTGACCATATGCGTGTCGCAAGTTTTAACCTGACAGAATCAATCACATCACTGTTTGCTTCACAAAAAGAAATTACACCATCGATGTCGTTAAGATCGTCTATAACAAACAATATAGATTCAAGCCTTATACCCATAGACCTGAAAAGTTCTATAGCCTCAATATCTTTCCCGTTAGACTCTTTGTGCATTGATAAGTTTATACAAGCTGTTTTGTGCGAAGACATTAATGGGAATAACTCTTCTACGAGTTCCTTTGTTAGGCCGTAACCGTTAGTCACCATCTCTATAGAACGTGCTACATTTTTTATCCCCTTAACAATTTCAATAATGTCCTTGCGAAGAGTAGGCTCCCCACCAGTTAAAATAATCGGAGCCATATGAGCGTGGATAGTGGCCTCTGACAAAATAGAATCTATGGACCTGTCTTCGCTTTTGTTATTAACACCGAAGTAACAATACTTACATTTTAAGTTGCACCGCTCTGTTACATCTAAAAAGTACCCCTGATAAATAAACGGAGCCATAGAGTGCATACCTTGGATGTAAAAGGCTGCATCTTTTTCGATTAAAGCCTCTGTCATCCCATGCTCTGGACACGTTTTTACCATAACAACATTATCGTTTTTTATGGCAATGTCAGCGAGAACCCGCTGATAACATTCTGGACAAAACGAAACTGTCTTTTTAATTACTTCCATTATTAGCCCCCTTAATGTAAAAAGCTTCCATTGGTTTATACCCTCTACGAAGATAAAGCCGTTCGACCCCATCCTTCAAAAACGACTCTACCCTAATCATAAGAATATTGTCAGCGCCCTTACTGAAAGAAGCCTTTTCAAACTTATCTATCAATTTGATACTATTTATTCCCCTATACTCTTCGTCTACCCAATAAAACAGTTCAACCATAAATCTGAATTTGTTATTAAACCCCCATTGAGAAATATGCCCCGCTACACCTCCTACAGTTTTCCCGTATGCCCCATTTTTGAGCAGCAAAACAACGCTATTCGGCTCATTTGAAATATATTCCAACACCATATTTTTGAAATGCTCCCTATCCAAAGGGAGGCCCATTTCTTTATACCCGGCATACTCAAAGAATCTTTCAGCACAATCTGCTATGCCTTCTATGTCATGTTTTGTGGCTGGTACGATTATCATTATTTACATACCGTAAGCACTAGGAGTGTATCCTTGCCCCATGCCGGCGCTGAAACCAGCCCCGCCTCCGTACCCACCTCCATAATAGGATGGTTGCTGGTAGCTCATGTATGTGGCAAGGGCATTATTGCCAGAGTTGCCAACAGCGTTCCATATCCCGGCTTGAGCCTGCCCAGAAGCAAGCGCAGCTTGAGCGTTAGCGTTTCCAGCCGCCATAGCGTTGTTACCTATTTGCTGACCGGCTTGCATTGAATTGGTGCCAGCAGAACCAGCGGCTCCCACACCTATCTTGGCGAGGTTAAGGTTCTGTTCGTTCACCGTACCGTACAGGTTAGAACCTAACCCGTAAGCCTGCCCCAATCTTCCAAGGGCCGTTTCTTGCTGTCCGGTAAGCCTGCCGTACAGGGTGTTCTGTTGACCGAGTAGCCTGTCATACAGGGTGTTGCCGCGCTGAGATGCAAGGTTGTACTGGTCCATTGCGGTCTGAGTTCTGTAGTCGCGTTCCGCAAGGTTCCTATTGTACTGTTTGTCAATGTCTTCAGCGGCTACGTTCATGGCAACATCAGACAATGTGTTGACACCGGCACGGCTGTTCAGAAGGCCCTGTTTAGACAGGGAACGGTTAGCTGCTTCTTGCGCCTGTTTCATTTTATATTGATAGACAGGATCGTCAGCATTCCACTCAAAGTCCATGTCCTGTCTTAGAGTCGGCAGTTCAGGAAGCAGCTCTCCAGAGCCATACCCGTTAGCGGGCGTTGCTGTCGGAACGTAATTAGCACCGCTCATAGTGCTTGTGTTTAGATGTTGAGGACTAGCAGAAGACGAAATCACGTTTTGCATATTACGTCTTTGCAGCTCAGTTGTTACAGTCTCCTTACGTTCAGGAGCGTTTTCGCGCCTACGAAGCTCAGTCTCAACACCCTCTTTCCATTTTCGCCTGTTTAGTTCTTGCTGGACGGCATTGTCCCATTTCGTCCGGTTGGCGTCTTGCGATGCTGGAGCATTGGCATTTGGCTGGCCGGAAACTAAACTCGGTGTATTGCCTCTTACTACTGGAGTCCGAGTAGCTCTTAAACTATTTGTGCCAGTACCTTGCGCTGTATAGTTGGCCGGTGCAGACGCCAGAAGGTTTCCGGTTTGTGCATTTTGGGATGGCAACGGAAGCGGCTGGTATGAACCGCCATTAATATTATACAAGGCGTTTGAATCAGACGGCGTGTAGTCTCCACCGACTTGGCCTGTAACCGGATTTATTCCAAAGGCCCTCGGGTCATACTGCGATACTCCAAGCCCCTGCATATAATTGTTATATGCAGGCATGACTGTTTCTTGGAGGTACTGCGGCATCTGAGTACGAAGACTTGATATGCCCTGGTAGCCTGCGTTTAGATACGGCTCCCAATCAGCCTGTGCCTTTTCCCACATCTTCAACATAGCGTCAGTAGATATTTGAGCCGCCTGTACTTGAGCTTCTGCCGCCTTACCTGCTGCTTTTTCTTGCGACTTACCACCAAGCCAACCGGAAACGATATTACTAGCTCCCATTTAAACACCTACTTAGTCGTCAGCCCACGGAGAATAGCTAACAACTCATTGAAAACTGTAACTAATTCTGCGACATTTGCCGCTGTACTGTCTGCTGGTATGCTGCCAACTAATTTGTTCCAAAGGTTGGCGTTCTGCTGCGAGTAAATCGTAACCTGTTGCTCTTTGCTTTGTATTGGATTTATGACTTTCTTTTCCATTACAGAACTTCCTCGCCAACACTAACTAATGTAATCGGAGAATCGTCGGTTATAGAAAACTCATACTGTCTTGTCCTGTACTGACCACAGCTATAAAGACTCTTAAAATAGTCCGTAGAGCCTGTAGCACCTAATGTGATGGTCCTTTCTGTAGACCACGCTGTCTGAGGGTTGTTTCTCCACTTCATCATTAGGTAGGCTATATCAGCCTCTAACTGGTCAGAGTCTCGTTTGCAGTAGATGTCGTAACGGGCTGCTGTCTTTTTCTGTCCTGGGCTTCCGTGGTGGATCATGGGAGTTCTGACCATGGAACGCATAATCTGGCCGTTGTCTTGGTAAGTAGAAGAGTCTAACTTATATACCTTGCCAGATGACTTATCGCCAGCCAAGGAAAGGTTCCACTTAGTAGCCAAGCAGAAGTGTTGCCCCCTGAAACGATTGTACGAAGCAGTCCCAGTATTCCACGCTCCCAACTCTTCCCATGATTGGTTATACAGGTCGAAACAGAGCGTAGTGTCCTGAATCGGGAAAGACAGAATGTATTGCGGTCTGCCGTCGAAACTCGCGTAGCCACCTATGGCATCAGATACAGAAGAGAACCCTTGGATATATTTGTTTACCGCTATAGAAATAGGAATAGCTTGGCGCGAACCAGAAGGCATGGCAGAGACTTTTCTTTCGTGATCCAGCCAGTACCAAACACCGTCAATGTAAGTCGGAGAGTGCGGGGCAGAGCAGCCACGGTCTACTGTGTACTGAGCCTCTTTAACGAAGGGCGTTACGCCGTCATCTCTATGGCCCTCAAGAGAGTAGGTTCCGAATAGCTCTATACGGTCATTGCCTATACCCATCGCTACAAGTAGGTCTGGGTAGGTTTCAGCTTCTGCCCAATCTGAATCCCAATTTTCGGGGTCATCAACTACCGAGAACCAGTACCTTTGAGTAGCGTTTTCTAATGCTATAAGATACTTATCGAGTGCTCCGATATGCGTTACGGTTGTCGGTGCGTCTATGTCCGCTATGTATTCAGTATTACCTACGGTCTTAATCTCTACGATGCGACCACCGTTAGCGGCATACAGGGAAGTACCAAAGTCAGCGAAATAGACCTTTTGACCTACCTCAAACGTATCCCCTGTAACGTCAGAAAATGTGCCTGTTGAATCTGTAATCTTGTAGCAATTTCCACCAGATACAACAATTACACACTCTTGTCTATCCCACCAATACAGTCCGTCAATAGCCGCGCCTGAAAGGGTATCAACCCACGCCAACAATCCCGGCCTACGAACAAGATTACCCTGCGAATCTTTAATGAAATCGACCCTTGCCGCTCCGTGAGTGGACAAACCTATTTCATCAACATCTTTATTGGCATCAAAATTTATTGGTAAGGGTACAAGCATTTTTATCTTGACAAACCTCTATTTAGTTTATTACCATGAACTTAAATAATATGCAATAAAAGGTTAATGAAATAGGGGGTAATATGAAGAAATTTTTGGTTATTCTATCCTTGGTCTTATCAGGTTGTGCCTCTACTCCGTTTGAGAGTTGGACTAAGGCCGACACCGCGCGGCAGGTGGCGTACACCACCCTGCACATTGCGGATTGGGCGCAAACTGTTGAAATATCCCGTAGCCCTTCGGAATACTACGAAGCTGGTCTTGCGGGCATAGTTATCGGTGAGTACCCGAAAGAATCCGATGTTCATCTTTACTTTGCGTCTACCCTTGTCCTTCAAACGCTTATCCCTGCCATGCTCGCCACAAAATACAGAGCTGCTTGGCAGTATGTTTGGATTGGTGCTGAGGCTGGAACGGTTGCACATAATTATTCCATCGGGCTAAGGTTTGGGTTTTAGTTGTGGCCGTATCCAGATAACCGCATATGTGATGAAACCGAATCAGCAGTAGTATTTAAATATCGTATATCGAACACTCCACTCACTACAGGTATCTTGGCAGTTGTCATTATTCCGGCAGTTCCCGGTGTCGTGGTCCCACCTCTACAATAGACAATTCCTATCGAGTTCTTATTAACGTCAAGAGCCTCGGCTGACCCATATTTTCTTGCAAACACATGGAGCGATCCATCTCCTTGCGTTCCTGTATTTTTTACTACTGACACATACAAAAAAACTTCAATCCAATCAGCGTCAGCAGGTACAGAATTTAAAGCAGTCCAAATATTATCGGCACCCGACCCGGTGGGGCCTACTGACTCCCATGTGGAAGCCACTATGACTGACGTTATCACTATGTTGGTATCGGAGATATTCGGATTACCGTTCGCATTACTGACAAACACTCCAGATTTTGCTTGATCCACCCCACCGATCTGCAAGCCGACCGGAACGTTGAATGTTCCATCTTGCAGAACCCTCCATCC